TAACCAGTGGGCGAATAACCCCGCGATAGAAATCCAAGATAATTAAGAGCCAGTTCTGACTTGCTGTTGTGATGGCTTGGACAGAGTAGCTAGAGGGCTCTTTCAACAGGGTAGATTGAAAAGCTTGGCTATTGGAAACATCCATAGAAGACTCACCCTCAGTAACAGCAACTTGGTTCCTGCCCTGCCACTCAAGCTCCATGATTCTCTCGTCAACGTGTCGAAGAGCAATTTCATTTTCGAACTTCAGTTTTGCCATTTCCATGTCCTGCTTGGCTTTGAAATAATCCCCAACGCGGCTAACAATAGCGCCGAAGATTCCAGTTAGCCCGCCACTTAGAACCGATCCCAATAACTCAGAAGACATTCATCACCTCTAAAAGAAAAGATTCGCGGTTCATTAAATTCTCAAATTTGCGTACAGCAACGCTTGATAGTAGTAAGCACTTCTGTCCACCCATAGCCCCAGTGTGTAGGCCCAAAGCAATACACCCATGGAGCTGGGATTTAAGTTTCTTGCCATTAACAATCATATCTTTATCCCCAGCGAAATTAGCTGAATGGATTCTTACGCCGAATCTTCCGCTAATCCCATTCACAAGGTACAACTTACGCTTGAAATGAGCAGACATGCTAAACTCGCATTCGTAATTACCAGCAGGAATGCAAGAAATATCATTACGGTTATCACGCCAAGGAAGTTCAAGAGTGTAAAACGTCTCATCATTAATTCTGATTTTCCCGAAAGTACCTTGGTCTGTTGATTCAAAACGTTCCAAGATAATTCTTTCCATCAGGGCTTCTCCTCATCTAAGAATGGTTTTATTTCTGGTCCCCAACGGTTTCCAGCAACTAATTTAAGTCCTGTAAAAAAACGATTCATATCTTTTTGAAGTTTTTGAATTGCGGCGGTATTTTCTTTTAGTGCATCGTCTTTGGATTTATTATTATCTTTCCAAATCGTGTAAACGAATTGCAGCGTTAAGATAAATGCAACGCCTAGCCATCCGTTTTCTTGCAGTAATTCTTTCATTAACCGACCTTGGTAAATTGCAATGTAGAATAAACCTCAACCTGACCCGAGGCTGAACCAGTACCAAGTCCGTTCGTAGCGACTCCTGTTTCAAAATATTGTCTAAGTTCAAAAACTTTTGAGCTTGCGATAGTTATTCGACCGCTAACGTGACTCCAAACGACAACGCTAGAACCAGCGTTGTAGGCCGAGTCGCCAGGTAGCGCGAGTGCAGAATCCGTCACGTTATATAAATATGCTTTCGTGTGATTTGAACCAAATGCCGGAGCGCGCCCCACAACATCATAGGTACCGGCAGGAAGTGTAACTTGATTAGATGCTACAGATGCCCCCGATATTGTATTGGCCTGCGAGTAATTTAACGCCCTAGTATTAACTCCAGCGCTAGAAGTTCCACCATCAGTACCAGCTGTCTTTTGATCTTGAACATTGAAAACGTAAATTGGAAGTGCCGCCCAAGCTTGAGCGCCAGCAACCATTTGAAGTAACGTCCCATTTGCGCCGGCAGCTAGCCGTGTTGCAGCTCCTGAGGCTCCGCCCACGATAATATCTGCCACAGTAGTCATTGGATTTGTTAAAGGCGCTATCCATTTCCAACCACTTGCTTGTGTCGAATCGGCAGACGGGACTTGTCCATTTGAACCAACTGAAAACCTTACATTATTTGTTCCATCGAAAATAGTTACATCACCCTTTGTGGTGTTTGGCGAAAGCGCGTCGAATGCTAAAGTTTTTGTTGTCTGACCAGTTCCGCCAGTCGCAATCGGTCGCGTAGCATTTAACTGCGTTTGAATTGCTGAAGTGACACCTGATAAATATCCAAGCTCTGTCGATGTAACCGCCGAAGCCGACATAAACCCTGAGCTATCGCTTACTAAGGCTCTTGATGCGGTGAGTGCTGCAAGTTTACTAACCGCAATACCAGCAGCAGCGGCAATGTCTGCGTTAAGAATAGAATTTGATAAAGTTAATTTAGAATAAGCGATATCGCCAGCAGATATACTTAATTTTGAATATATAATCCCGGCGCTTGCGCTAATATCTGCATTTACAATCGATGTTGAAAGATTTAATTTTGAATACGCAATTGCGGCAGCAGCATTAATGTGAGTATTTGTTAAACTTCCTGCGACTACGATTGCTGAAAGATCATTTAAAATAGACAAAGTCATATCTATTGTTGCTGTATCAGTAACTGTAATTGCAGTTTGAACAGGCGCGCCACCAATTGAGATGGCTGTACCGTTAAAATTTAAAGCGTTTGATACGTCCACCGAAAGTGAAAGATCAGCGGAGTTTGCAAAATTTCTCCACGATACAGATTCAGCGTTTCCTAATCGAATTGCACCAGTACCACTAGGATTTGCGGCTTGTGATTTTAAATAAGAAGATTTTAATCCGTATGTAGCTCCGAAATCTATTTCGCTAGTTAAAGTGAAAGAGCCGCCTGTTTTTTGTAATGCGTTCGTTGCAATAGAAATAAAATATGCCGTTAGATCCGGCCCCCATCCGTCGTCTGCCGTAACAGGGATTGAGTAAGTTACTCCGTTAAAAACAATATTACTTGCCATTGAATAACCTCTTTTGAACGAAAAAAAGCCCAAGGGTTTTTAAGCCCCCGAGCTAAATTCTTAAATACTATTTATTAAGTATTAACGATGTTGATGCCCTTTACGCACTTAGCTGGAGTGGTACAGATAATCGCCTGTGCTCCATAAAGTCGTAATTCGTAAGCATTTTTATCAGGTACGTGTAAGAATAATTCGCCCTTACGCCCCGGTGTTTCGAAAGAAAATTCTTGTGTTCCGATACGTTTAAAACGCTTAGGTGGGTACAAGAAAACTTCGCCCTCTTTGATCATCGGATGTGGCACTAGGTTTAGTTTTCCGCCTGGTCCCATCAATACGATTGTTTCATAACCGCCGATACCTTCAGTTTCTTTTTGTCCGCCATTTTGACGACGTAAATCAGTCATCGTTCCGGCTAAGTTAGTAAAAGTTTTTGGTGAAAGAAGTAAGTCAGACTCTTCCATCAATCCGCCTTTAGAAACTGCAAGACCAGATAAGTTTAAGATTTTCGCAGTCGTTACAGGACCAGATAAGAAATCGTAAGATGAACCGCCCCACAATCCGTAAATAGACGCATCGATACCAAACAATGATCCAACATTTAGGATAATTTTATCGATACCTACTGGTTCAACCCAAGTCGAAGTTCCAGTCTTAGCGCCGTTCCATGTAATGTAACAAGGGGCTGCTAAAGCAATATCTAAAGCTGTGATATCGCCAGACGCGCCTGATATTTTTAATTTCTTATTAGTGTAATCAACACTTACGATAGTGTAGATCGCAGCTGAAGAAACCATTACGCCAGTAGAAACAACAGAGAATTGAACTTGAGCATTCTCAGTTCCTGCCCACATTCCAGGTGCCCATGAAGCTGCTGAAATTTGAACGTTAGTGTTAGTAGTATTTACGTTGGCAGAAGATGCCGCAGTTCCTAAACCGGTCGCTGATTGACCATAAATAAAAGCCATCTCTAAACGACGTGATCCGGTTTCCATTAAGTTTTCTACTAATAACTCAGATGCATTTCTAAATGCAGCTTTTCCACCACTAGCAGCTTTTGCAGCAGCTTCATAATCCATTTGACCACGGATAATGATTTGGTTGGCGTCAACTGATGCTTCTTTTAATTGTGCAGCAATTGCATTGTTAAGGGTTTGAACGCCCGCGCCAGCAGCTAAATAAGTAACGCCAGCTTCAGAAGTAAGAATAACTGGGAAGTTGTAAGACTTTCCGATTCTTTCTGTTTGTTGGAACTTAATTGCTTTCTGAACGATTGCGATTTCTGGGATTGCATCGACTGGGCCTTCGCCGTAAACGATTTTAAATAAGCCATCTAGTGTGGCAGTTGTATTTTGTTGAGCCATATAAGTAATTCTCCGGGGCCTTTTAGGGGCCAATTGGATTGTTAATGTTTGCTCTTATAAATTTAGATTTTAGAATTTAGACGCAATAAAATTGCATAATAAAACCCATCTAATAATTTCAAGAGTGTTGGATTTAATAATTTGCTATCTTAATTTTTTGCGCCGTTGGTGTTACGGGCGAAATATGGAAAGATCTATTATGCTTTAACGATGGTATTTCGTTTTGATAATAAACCTTTCCTAAATTGAATCGGAATAATTAAGATAAAGCAATAGTTATTTTTCGCTAACTCGACGATTTATTTCTTCTTTCCAATCATCCATTGATCTAGGTCCTTTTGAATCTTGTCGAGATCCGCCAGCCGAGCCGGAGTTAGAGCCGCGCTGAAATACTTGGGATTGTCGTTCTTGCAATTGTTTGATGTCGCTTTGTCTGATTTTCTTAGCCATATCAGGACCGAAAGCTTTAATAAGTTGATCGCCGTCCATATCTCCAATAATTGCTCTGAGTGTTTTATTGTTTTCTTCGCGTACTTCCGCTGCTAAATCATCTGCTGTTAATTCTAGACCAAGGCTTAAGTTTTTCTGCATGTGTGAAGCCATTTGTTTAACAAGAGCGGGAGTTTTTGGAAGTCCAGATTTATTTAAAGCTTCAATAATTGTGGTTTGAAAACTTTGTGCATATTGCATTTCCATTTTCTCAGCCGCTGATTTTTTTAATCCTTGTTCGCGCTCTTCTTTTTCTTTCTTAAATGCATCAAGTTCTTTTTTTGTAGCTCTGTATTCTTTTTCTTCTGGGCTTAACATGTCGTCTTGAATTTGTGCGAGTAAATACTTTTCAGCAATTTCTCTGCCTTTAGGACCAAGTCTAGCAAGCATCGATTCTGGGTTTTCTTCAAACGCTTTTATAATTTCAAACGCTTTTCGTTTTTCTGTTACAGCTTCGCCCATTCTTTTTTTTGCGGCAGCAGCTAACTGAAATCTTTTTTTAAGATCTTCCTTGTTTGAGAAATCAATTTCTTCTTCATAGTCTTGACCATCAACAGTCAGCATGAACTTTTCTTTTTGTGCTTGAGTTAGTGGTTTAGCTTCGCTTGATTGCTCAGTTGATACTTCACCTGATGATTCTACAGGGGCGCTTGACGTGTCAGTTGTTACTTCAGACATTATTGAACTCCTTGAAATGCGTTAGGGTTGGGTGGTTGTGCAGGGCTTGGTAGCTTTGTTTCGGGTGCAGCGTTATCCATCATGGGCGGTTGATCCATTGGTGCGCCTGGCGGCGGTGCTCCGGGTCCTTGTGGGCCAGGCATTGGCGGGGGCGGGGGTGTGAATAACGATTGTTGTTTCAATACCATTGCTAATTGTGGGTCCATGCCTTTAGCGATATTTAAATGCTCTTGAATATGATTAAGCGTTGCCTGTGTGATTTTTGGATCTTGTCGCGACTCTGGAGAATCTAGAACACAGCTATGTTCTAAAATATGCTCAGGGTGATTATCAGTAAGTAACGCTTGAACTGGTTGGCTTTCCATCAACGCTTCGTTCTCAGATAATATATTCATTCGCTGAGAGTTATCGCGCTGATAAAGTGGCTCTAAGTTTCCAGTCGTTAGCACTCCTAAGTATTGCTCGGGAGTTGATATCATGCCTTGCGCTTGCAATAAATTATTCGCAATTTCCATTCGTCCAGCGCCGGTTTTAGTTAGTGGGTTCGCGCGGTTCACATAAACTCTACCGATACCTTGTAAATCTTTATTGCTAAATGATTTCATCATAGAGCGTTTTGATTTTCCGGCGATCATTGCAATACGAGGAACGACTGCGAAAGTTTGTAATAACTCAATCACACCCGTTCCAATGTTTTCTAAAGCAAACGTGTAACTAGTTTGAACTCCACTTGTCGATTGAATGGCTTGCTGCTGAAGTAGAGCCATTGCCGTACCTGACATATTCGCTGGAGCATTGCCACGACCGATTTGTGAAACGTTAGAAATCAAATCACCTTGTTGCACCATAAAGTTGGCAAACTGAAATACTTCGGGCGCTGTTTTTAACAGGTCCATTGTCTCCATTTTGCCAGCCTTCGGATCGTATTCCCAAACGTTCATTCCATCCATAACCGCCGTTACTTTTGGTGCGGCACCTTTTGGAACTTGAAAGTTTTGAACCGCATTCGCAGCTTGATTCGTCAGAATAGAACTTACTGTCATATCAAACGCATCTTGAACGGGTAGTAGATCCATTAAATACGAATGACCAAAAGCATTTTCAAAATGATTACCCGTTGTAATGGGGTACAAATATATATTTTGGTAAGGAAGTGGGCCATCAAACAAAGTGATTTCATCGCTTACAACTTCTGTTAATCTACCTTGCGGCATCGCATCTGTTTTGGCATGAAATAGAGTATAGGTCGGGATTAAGTCGCCATCGTCATTAGAGGCATTACCCCCCTTAGAACTATTTAGCTCATGCTTAACATCGAATCTATTATCTGGAGCAAGTGCTACAATCTTGTCTGCGTACTCTGGATATTTTGCAGCTAAATCCCATTTGTTTTTATATTTTATTAATATGTACCAGTAGTGATTCATGTCTCTTCGTTTGACATCGCGAACAACATCTAAAAGTGTGTGTGTTCCTACTTCAAAATCACCTTCGTAAATCGGTTCGCCTGATTCTGGATTTGCACCATATATTTTGCCGCCGTTTGCATCCCAACCTAATGAAATCCAACCCTCTTTTAAAAAGAGTGCTTTTAAAACTGAATCGGTAAGTTTAGTTTCAATATGTTTTTCGCGCATGTAGAAATCCAACAAGCTAGTAGCTAGCTGTGTGTCTGCCTGGCTTTCTAGGTCTGTGTTAACAGCTTGCGCGTCCCATGCAGGACGTGAGCCTGTAACCATGTTGTGAATGTTACGGATGTAGCTTGCGTAGTGATTAACGTGCATAGCTTTTAGTGATTGATCAACGCTATGGATATCTGTCGAGCCGTAGAAAGTTTTAAATGATTTTCTAAGATCAGTTAATATCCCAGACCGCACTAAATATTCTTGGTAGTCTTCGACCTTGCTGGTGATTTCGTTCGCTATCTTATCGGGACCGCTCGCGGCCCAGTATTCCTGTTTCATATTTCTCCTAGGCCCGTAGTTATCGGGCAATAGTTTGGGTTATTTATTTTAAGTTAAACTCGATTTCCCCTTAACATTTTAAATCCTTCCATAATGTCATCTTCAAAATTAACTTGATCAAAACCAACCCTTATTGGGATTGGATTAGTTGTTTCATCGATGTTTCTAATTAAATACATAAGCGCTGCAATAGCGTCGTAGTGACCTAACGCTTTTGATCTTGCGAACTCTGATCTGTTGTTGTTCCAAACGCCGTATTTTAAAGATTCAATCAGATACACACACGACGGATCTATTTTGACTCGGCCCTGTGCGATCCAAACTCTTACTTGATTAACCATTGCGTGAAGTGAGTCTTTCGATGTCGAGTTAAAATACATGTTATGAATCGCGCCCAAGTCTAAAAGTAGTAGTGGGTTATTATTATCCGCAACGCGCTTATAGGGCTCAGCCCCTTGCCATAACTCTTGTTCAATTTCTGAAATTGCTTGATGTAATAGCGGAGTTGTCATTTGTGGCCCACTGATTACAAGCTCTCTTTCAATCACAAGCTCAGCTTTTGGAAAATCATAATGCGCAAAAAGATTTACGTTTAAATCCCTTACGCCTAAGTCCATTGAATTATATTTATGAAGTATATCGTAAAATTCTGAAACTAGTCCTCTAGCATAATCACAGCCGTCAAACTCCGGTATGATTGCAAATTCAGTATCAACAATTAATTCATTTAAATACTCTCTGCGCCATGTTGTGCTCTCTGCGCCGCCAGCCTCTTTACAGAATTCAGCTACGATGTCGTCCGGGTATCCTGCTTTATAAATATCAAAGTCTGAGTAATATCCGCCAATCTTTGCCTGCTGAATGTAGCCAGCAAACTCATGCGCAGGCGAAAGAGGGGAGCTTGATGACATCACAAGTTTTCCGCCGGTATTGATTAGCTGTGGAACTAAAACTGACTCAACAAGATAGCTCAAATTATCAATGAACGCGCCTTCATCTACTATAGCAAGGTCTGCATCGGTTCCGCGAAGGTCATCTTCATGGCCATTGTTAACGCCAGCAACGTGAACCATTGAGCCGTTAGAAAATATATAGGCACCTTCTAAATTATTCCACTTCGGTCTAAATTCAACCTTGTAGCTTGCAAATATCTTTTTAAATAT